GTTCTATCCTCATGCGCCTAATGTCGCATCCGAAAGGTTAGGCTTCACAAGTATATCGGCAGATGTAAGCGCAACGCCCACGGTCTGAATTACATCGCCCGTAAGGGAAAGGGCGCCAGTACTAACACCCGATGCGCTGCCAAGAAACACTCGCTTACCTGCTGTCACTGAACCAATAGATACGCACGATATTTTAAGCGAACCCGTTGCCGTTGTTGATACGCCGCTCACAAGCAAACCAACAGCCGGAACAGCCGTTGTAGATACGCCTGCGGCAGCAACAATCTTGCCCGTACTGTTTACTCCGCATATCGTATTTGCCGCTATGGTTGACGCTCCGTAACCAACATGAACGGTTCCATCAATGGCAATATCGTCAATGCTTGCTTTGGCATTACGCGCATCAATATCGAATAATATTTCCGTTGTTGATACAGCCGCTCCAATATCCTGTTGCACATATACAGCATATGGTTTCGTCTGCGTATATGACCCATAAACAGAGGTGGAAAGATAAACCCGTCCACCACTTGTCAGCCCGGATAGTCCGCTTATGTGGGCGCGCTTTACTGGCCTCAGATACTGCCCTGGCATTGCGCGCTCAACGGCTATGCCCACCGCATCCATTCGAGTAACCGAACTACCTACGCCTGCTGCCCAAACAACCGATATGGCAGTAGTCCACTGCCCGTTGACTAGCGCAACAACATCACCAACATCAATCGGCAGTGCTGCAACCGCAAGCTGTAACCTGTTTGACTCGCTATAATCGCAAGCCGCGACCTTCAATCCATTATCCATTTTTAAACTCCTTTTGTTATCCTCTTAAAAGTTGACCACTTGACGCTACCATGTCGGACTGATTATGAACCTGCCCCAAGAACATTTCAGCGGTTATCCGTTGCCGCCACATCTTTAGCTTCTCCGCATACACGCTGTACTTTATAGCGTATTTATCATCCTGTAACATATTTTGCGTATCTACCTTACCCATCTTCTCAAGGCAGACCTCACTAACAACCCAACAGATACCCCATTGCTTTATATTGTAGTCGATAGGCTCAACTATTCGGTCTGAAGTTAAACCAAATTCACGGGCAAGGTTTACGATAGCAGCATCACCCCTTGTAAGGTAGTCGGTAAGGGTTATACCCGTTACCACGCTATCGGTAATGTCTGAACTCGATAAATAAGCCATTATAGCCCCACGTTAGCAATACCACGTGATATTGCCCTATTAATGTCATTGTAAACAACCGGAGAAAGTTTTTCTGCCGCATTAGTAAGAAAATGTCCACCCTTAATCACAATATCCTTGGTTATCTTCTTAGCGAACACAAAAGCCCCACCCGAAACAAACCGGAGCGCACGCCTATTCTTAGGTACTATCTTTTCTTTTGCTATCGTTCCACCTTCATGCTGTATATATGCGTATGGTGCATTTGATACGCGCCCGTCAAGGAACAATTCACCGTCAAGCCCAGTCTGTGATACTCGCATCCGATAAGCCTTATCTAGAGCGCCAGAGCGGGTAGTATATGAATGGTTACTTGCAGATTCGCGTTGAATATCGGTTAGTCCCTTCTTGATAGCTTTACGGCATTCACGCGCCATAGACTCAGGCGCTTTTGAGAAAGCAGCTAGAAACTTATCAAGGTTCTCTACCTGTACTTGCATTTTAACCTTTAGTAAAAAAGGGATTAATAAGCCTTACGGCCTACTAATCCCTTTTGTATCTAATAACCGCTTCTTTTATCCTCTATGGATTAGCCAAGAAGCAGGGCGCAATGTTCAGGCTTGACCATAGCGCAACCCCAGCAGAGCGCCACTTCATAACGAAGCTGACGGTACTGCGGATAAGCCGCGATTTCAAAGGTCAGACCGGAAACAGGGTCCGTGACATACATCACATCAATCGCCTGGTCTCCTGTGCCGGAGCCGGAAACGCGCTTGGGCGGGCGGGCAATCAGGACAATCGCGTTACGGTCAAAGGCCATATTAGCGCGATAAGCAGCCGACAGGGTAATGTCTTTCGTGATAGCAACGGTATTCAGAAGGCCCGGTGCGTTCAGCGTGAGCGTATCACCGGCGGCAGCAACCCCACCGGCAGTTACGTACTTGTTCGCAACCGCCTCGGATTCAAAGGTCACAACGTCACCGGCGATAATCGTACCGTTACCGGTCTTAACCACAACAGCGGTTACGCCAGGAGCATACTGTGCATTTGTTTCGTAGGTAGCCGCGCCGGTTCCAGCCGTGTGCCGCTGAACCTGTCCAGACTGCCGAACCGCGAAACCTTCAAGACGGTCAATCATACCATTGCGGAGCATCGCGTCAGAACCGGCCTCATTGACTTTGAAGAGGTTCGACTGCTTGCCGCGAAGGGCCGCAATCGCCACGTTATCAAGAACCAACTGACGGTCACCGGTGGGCGCTCCGTTATGGTCGAGAATAAGCGCGGTATTGGAAAGCTCGGTAAGGTCGCCAGCGGTTGTAACAAAAGGCGTTGTGCCAGCCGTACCATAAGCGCGTGACGCTTTCTTATAGAGCGTACCAATAGAGGTTTCGACCTTGTTGGTGATGGTGCGGAACGCCTGTGCAAAGCGGTCGGCCTTGATGTTCTGATAAACAGAACCAAGACCGGTTTCTTCTTCGCCGTTGAAACGTACCGGAACCTGCCAAGCGGTATCAATAGTGATGTCAGTATAGCCGATAGTTGCATCGCCAGTATCGGGAGAGGTGGCCGCCGGGGTAATCGCCGCGCCTGCTTCAGTAGGTGTAACTGGTACGCGAATTACTTGGTCTTTCGCAACCTGTTCAGCACCGGAATAGAGGCGGACGGCAGGGATAAATCCAACCATTTCACGGGAAACGGTATCGAGTCCCTGGTTAATAAACGGAATCAAATTTGTCAGTGTGTTAGCCATTTGGAAAATCCTTTAGTCTGTGACCTGACCGCCGCCCTTAGTGAACGCTATCTGGTCTCTGGGCTGCAAGCTCATGTATGATGCGCGGTCGAGAGTCTTTGTTTTGTTTGTTCCGGCAGCGGATGAGCCGCCACCACCGGATTGTTTTGTTTTTACTAGTTCGGGGTTATTAGACAAAAACCTATTCACCCCCTCATTCAAGTCGAATGTTTCGTCACCACTTTTGAATATTACGTTATCGCCGTCAGCGTCTACCTCGCCACTCGAAATAAGCGCCTGAACTGCCAATGGCAGGCCAAGAACCTTATCCTTCAGCGCATCGGTTAGTTTCGCACGGATAGTAGCATCCTTGCTTTTCTTTGTAAGCGTTTCCTTTTCCTTTTCAATCACCTCAAGCTTTTTCAAGATTGCGGCAAGTTGCTTTTCGGATTCGGAGAGTTTACCCTTTGCCTTCGCTCCATCTTCAGCGGCTTTGAGTCTTTCAGATAGGCTCATTGTGACACCTTCCAAGTCCTCAAAGTCCTCGATTCCCGCCGCTCTTGCCGTGGCCTCGAAAGCCTTGGCGCGCTTTCGCAACCCCTCCGCTTCTCGATTCGCTTCACGCTTTGCAGCAATGCCTCGATTCTTTTCCGCTTCGATGAGCGCGGCAACATCCGGCACTACATCAGCGATACCTTTTTCTTCAAAGAGCTTGGTCAACTCATCCAGTGAGCGGGCCATGTGAACCTCCAGAGGGTTTAGACAGTTTTGTCCTTCAAGGACTGCGCTGTCTTGTGGTGGACAGTTTTGTCTTAATGAGATAATATATTATTGCAACAAAAAAAGCAAATTATTTAAACATGGAAAGGGTTTCAGCATCCGGTATCTTGCTTTCGTCCGGTTGCCATCCGCGCACATAGGAGCGCCACCCCTGCGGGTCTTGATCGTATGCCTCGGCCCCTGCGATACCCATCATGCGCTGCCTGCTTTCGCCTGACAGGCCATCAAGGTACTCGATAGCGCCGCCGTCAATGTCTGGGGCAATGTCGCCATAGTATAGCGGGTAGAGATTGCACAAGCAATTTTGATGGGCCGGGTAAACAGGCCCATGCTCTTTCGGGTAGCATCCTGGCCCTAGCCCATACATATCGGCCTCGGCGTTGAGATTGCAAATATCCTCTACATCGTGCCTGCTTGATAACTCCCATCTGAAACCAATAACGTCATCATCTTCGTGCATACGCACGTTGAATCCATCACCATACGCCCTTGCCGCTTCGGTACGCACAAGCCGCTCTTGATTGTATCGCGCCTTTTCCCACACTGCGCGCTCTATGGCCTTGTCGATAGCTTGGGCATTGCCCTTCTCGACAGCTTTCGCCATCCTTTCAAGGCTCTCCATGTACTGCGTTTTAAGGTGCCTGGTAGGCGCACCATTGGCCGCAAGTCTCGATGCGTATGTCTTAACGCTCTTTAACTCTCGATTGAACTTAGCCAACGCCGCAGGGTCGCCGGATAGCGCACGCCTAGCCGCTTTTGCCACATCCGCAATCTGTTTTGTCGGGTCACCCAAAGCTCGGCCTATGTCGTGCAAATCCTGTGCGCTCTGTTGCCACGAGCGATTTTTAAGCAGTTGCGCCTTGACCTCGCCTGCGACCACTTGGCTAATATTCTTACTTGCCCCCCAAATACGCTTTGAGAGGGTAAGCCCTTCGGTATCATAGAACCCACCAAGAACCTCTGAACGCTTCACAGCACTGGACACACCAAACGCACTACCAGACCCTAGCTGCATAGCCTCAAGCACACCCTTAACCATCCAATCCTCAATGGTGCGCTCATATCCAACCTCATTCCATGCCGCCGTAACCGCGCCTTCCGGTGTCATACCTGCCTTTATCTTGGCACGTATAGCCGCCTGAAATACGCGGGACTTGCTTATAAGCCCCGCCTCAGTCTTTGATACTACCCTTTTAAGACTCGGCATTTACCAGCTCCGTTTCGGGCTTACCTTCGGTGTCCTCCGGCTCTTCCGGCCCCTCTGGTTTAATAGCCTGCACCGCCTCAACCTCTGCCTCGATAGCCTCGACCACTTCCTTTTCTGCCTCTGGAAACACTGCCATAAAAGCCCGTTTAGCCGCGTACTTATTTGCAGTAGGTGAGATATTCATAGCAATAACGGCTTCGTAATTGGCTACATCGGCAACGACAGAGCGCGGTGCGTAGTCGCTCTTATAGTGCGCTTCGTACTCAAAGCTCGTTCCGGTATATGTGGCGAATGTTTCCATCAACCAGTATTCGGCCTGCTTTAAAACCTGTGCGTTACGCTTGAGGATAAACCCGTGAGCCTGAAAATCCCACTCCTTAGCTATTCCGCTTGTCTGCAATTTAACACCCGTAACGCCCGACTGTTCCGCAAGCTCAAAGATACGCTGTCTGATTTCATCGCTTTCTTCGCGGATAGTCTTAGGTATTCCCATGTCCGGTGATACGTACATCGGCGGGTTCTTGGCATCCTGTGAATAGAAAATAACATTGCCAGCCCCAACTTGCATTCCCTCTGACGGTGAGCCTTGCATACAGAACTGGCTGAACCCCTGCTTGCGGATAACCTCCCTGCGCTCGGAATCCACGTTAAACATCGACCAGTTAAGTTTCGCTATGTCATACATCCCATTGGCGCATTCAAGCGAATCAACCTTTCTCCGCCCGAAGTACACGGCGCGCACTGGAAACAACCCTTCCGGCAGTACGGTCTCTTCAATCGTCACATACTTTGCACCTTTCGGGTCAACATTCTTCTTTTGCAACTCGCACAACCCCACAGACCACTTTCGGTATAGTTGCACATCTTTTCCTTCTGCGTCCTTGTCGCACCTGTCGATGAACGTGATGCTCTTGATGTTTCCGTTACGGGTAAGCTCATAACATTCAACCTGTCCCACGCCCTTTATATATGCGTATGGCATAACGCGGTTGTCTATGTTCTCGCTTTCCCTTTCGCTTATTTCGTCCTTATCGTAGTTGTCGCACACTATGAACGCCATGCCCTGTAGGGCCGATTCAACGCCCACGGCACGCATGAACTCGCTCATATCCGTACCCATATTGTCCACGTTCTCAATGAACGCCTCGGCAAGCAGCGCCTCGCCTTCAATCTCTCTGCTTATATCTTGTGCGTATATGGGGTCTATCTGTGCGTTCACGATAGGCCGGACAAAGTTCTTGAGTACCGCCATCTCACGCCGTTCCCTGTACATGGTTTCAATAGGATAAGGCACAAGGTAATATCCGCTCTTATAGCCGCCACCGCCCGTGTATGAATCGTTCATAAACTCATACTGCGGAACCGTCAATATGTTCCGGTGATTCTGGTTATCCGACCTGTCAGGCTCTTGGTAGCCGGTTTGCATCTCCGTACCGGCAAGCGACTTGATTTTGTCTAGTTCGATACTCATTTCCAACCTCCTTTAGAGTCCGCGAATAAAAGCGGCCCGTGTTTGTTTATTTCTCATTTCGTATGCTACTACCATTGAGTCAACATCATCATCATGTGCGCCACTTGGGAAATCGGCCCATTGTGACACAACCGCTTCATTCCACGGCCCCTTTCGCACGTAAACATTTCCGCTCTCAAAGATAGGCTCAATAGCCGCAGCCTTAGCCGCCTTGTCGCCGGGAAGGTTCACTTTCGACACGCCTCTAATGCCCTGAAGCGCATCCCTGACCTGTGTGTATGCGTCCTTATAGCCTCCGAATGCCTCGACACCTACTGACACGTACGGCCCGTCACCGATAGCGGTTGAGACTATGATATTATTCCGCGCCCCAGCCTCCCATCGTCCGCGCACATAGTCCTTGATGAATAGCCCGTTGATTACATTAACTCCTATTTTACCCACGGGCGAAACAGCGGCAAGGCATCCGCTTGTATAGTCCGGGTCGTCCCGAAATCGCTCTTTCTCGCTTGACGCAATATCCCATCCTCGGCTGAATCGCATTCCGGCTGTAAGCTCATCAAATACTCTTGGCTCAAGATAGTTGATTTTATCTACTCGGATAACATTACCGCCCCTTACGCGCGGATTGCCCTGCATGAGTGCGGCAGTTCCATACTCGCCTAGAACCGCACGCTGCCCATTATACCACTCAACATCAAACCGTTCAGGGAATAGGGTTCCTGTTGGGTATCGTTCAGAGAATGCCGGAAAATTAATCTCTTCAAACCGTGGGAAATTTTCATCCTCTGCCATTTTTCGCTTGATTCGCCCGAATAGGTCGTCAACGTGCCATGCAGTAGCCATGATAATAACAATACACACCGGAGCGCGGCGGGTCATAATGTCATTACAGAAGCTATCCCATGTCCTATCCCTGTATATTGCACTCTCTGCGTCTTGTCTATTACGGCAAAAATCATCACCTAATATCAAGTCGCCACCCTTGCCAGTAATAGAACCGCCAATACCAACAAACTGCGCCTTTCCCCTTGTGTCTCTACCACGTACACTAATAGCCCACTGCTCAACGCCCTGATTCTCTCGGCTCAATCCTATTTCTGGGAATACTTCGGCATACTGCGGAGAACGCATTATACGGCGCGCATCTTTTGAGAATGATTCAGATAGCTCGGCAGAATAGGAGAATTGAATAACCTCTGCCTCTGGATTCAAACCAAGAAAGCGCGGTATACCATACCTTGACAACATATCACTTTTGCCATGTCTCGGAGGGACTTTTATTATGAGGAAGGTAGACTTGCGATTGCGGTAGTCTTCAAGAGCCTTATCAAATCTTGCACTAATTTCGCGTGTATGCAACCCGATTTTTAACGGGTCCGAATTTTGCCAAGTATACTTTAGAAAATCAAGATGGCAGCGCCGGGCTAGCTCTCTATTTATTTCCTGATATGTCGGAATCCTTACGGGCATTTGCCCTTTCGTGGATTTCCTGAATAGCTCTCAATTCCTCCGGGGATAGCTTTTTCAAGTCATCACTGGTTGCGGATAAGCTCCCGGCTAAATCCAGTTCTCTTCTATCGCGCCATTCTTTAGGGAAACGATTCTTGAGATTAAATATCATTATGGTTGGATTAATGCCTGTTTTTCTTCCAAGCGCCGCATCGGTAGCGGCCTCATCCCATACCCTGCGGTTAGCCTCGAATGCTCTTTCTTTGGCTTCAAGATATTCATCGTGCGCTTTTTCCCAATCATACATGGTCTGGATTGATACGCCTATCTTGCCAGCAAAAGCAAGATAGCCGTAACCTTGCGCCATGTAATCAATAAGCTCTTGGCAATACTCTGGTTTATAGTCGGTTGGTTTTCCAACGGGTCTTTTCACATCTTCCATGCTATCAAGATATAAACACTATGTTAAAAAGTCAACAAATAAATTACGTTACTATTCTATTATTACATTCCCGAAAAACCTCCAAGTGAACCTTTCATGCTGCTTGGCTCAAATACAGCCTGATTTTTTTTTGGTGGTTCTGTCTCATCCAAGTAATGTTCAATCGCCTTTAAATTATCATTTCCATCAACATATCCGTTTATTTCTCTTATTGTTCTATCGTAACGCAACTTAAGAATATCACATAGTAATTTAATTTTTATTCCACGCATTATCATTCTACTTCGCAAATCGTTTCTTACTTCCCCCCTCATATCCTTACCCCCTCAATGTCTATGGGAGCCTCATTAGGCCCCGGTATGTGTATGTTAAGAAAACTAGCTGCCCACCGTCTAACCTTCTCTATGAACTCGCTAAACCCTGCCGTATCAAGCCGCGCCGTGGATGGGTAAATAGTTAGGTCGCCTGCCTTGCTTGCCCACGGCTGAATGAACTTAACCTTTAGCGCCTCGTGTAACTCTTCCCCGTCATAGCCAGTAGCCTCTTCAATTATCGGTATCACTACGCCCCAATAGTAGCGATTCTGGTTGCCTGAGCGTGCCGGCGACCATCTTTTAACCGTTACCTCTACTTCCCCCTCAAGACCCGACACGTGAGCCGCAAAAGCGCCAGGTTCGTACATCTGGAGCTTGCCCTTGCTTACCTTGCCCCTATGCCCCATTAGTACCCAGCCCTTGCCGTGAGTATGCACCTTGCCAACCGGTAGACCTTGCACGGCTCTTTACAGTGCTTATCGGGCGTATGCTCTTCACCGTGGCGGCAGTCCTTTTCACACAGATATGCGTAACTGCAAACCACCGTCCGGCCTTTAGGTTGTTCGCGTAGCTTGGTTGCTATCGTTTTCCGTGGCGTGCGGTTTAAGACCATCTCTTCAACTCCTCTTTCAGTGAGTATATTATAGCGCACAAGTCCTGCTTGCCGCCGTACATTTTTGATGCAGTGTTAATGTAATCCCACCAATAATTCCCGCGCTTTTCCGTTAGCCAATCCCTGAACTCGTGCGGTTTCTGGTGTGCAAAAAAAAGATGGTGGCCCGCGCACAAGCATACTCCGTTCTGCGAATCATACCTCAAACGCTTATTTGCCCTTGTTATAACATGATGGGCCTGTAACCGGTTCATAGAGCCACACTTTTCACATACGCCACCGGCAGACTTGACAACTATTCCACGCCACAGCTTTAGCGCCTCTTTGTCACGGGTCATACGTGCGTTTTTTGCTCTTCGCCTGTCGGTCATTGTGTTACCCTCACTATTCCGCCACGGCTATTTGCAAGGTATTCAACACCATCAATTTTTATTTTATAAACAAGAAACGATGGGGAAACAAAAACAACCTCTCCTCTTCCCATATTTTTACTATTTTCACAATCAGAACAAGAATAGCAAATAAACATTATAACAACCAAGATAATTCTGATAATCATACCAACCCCTTAACTTCCGGGTAAGCCTTGGCAAGCTGTAGTCTAAAATAGCTATCCCATTCAGCAAGCGACTCCCCACATTTAGGGCAAACCTCTGTGAGCATAATCCACCCCTCATCCGCGGATTCATATTCTACCGCTATAGGCGCATCACAGGTGTCGGACTCGTTCACGTGGTTGATGTCGATACTGATAATCATATACCCACCCCCAAAAAGTACCCTATACCAAGCCCCAGAAGGAAGCATAGCACGGCGGCAACCAAAATTATTATGGCCCTTATTATGGACTCGGCTAGTTCAAGCATTATATTGCCCTCAACACGGTTACTGTCTTTTTCGTTTCCAAATCAACAATCGTTCCGTCCTCAAACACCCGCAACTCATCAATCAACTCTTTCACCCTGCCACACACGGTAGCCAATCTGATGTCATGTTTTGCCGCTATCTCCGCACGTGTCGTTTTTCCGCGCCACTTTATTATCTGGTACACCCGCTCTTTCACAGTTTCCCGTTGGCCGCTGTTGGTTATCTCGCTTAAAGCTGAATCCCGGCAAAAGAGCGATAATTGTTTCATTCATTCCCCCCTGTAACCTTGCCAGGTTCTCCATTGACCGGCGAAACGCTGCACCCTCGGCACACGATTTCAGATTCGGCGGCGCATCCACTGTCGGGACAATACCCCATCCGTCCTGGGTCTCTTGTTTTCCGGTCATACAATTCGCTTTCTTCAACCGTTCCAAGTAGTGTGGTCGTGGCATCTTTATAGCCCCTCCAATAAGCTGCGTTAAACGCAATGTAAATTATAAACAATGAAAATCCAAGGATAAGCATTAAGCCGGTAAGAGTAAGAATCATCTTAGCACCTCGTTAATCTGTTCGATGAAGTGGCGGCACTGCCAAACCACGTTTTCGGTTACGGCTGACTCGGCTATGTCAAGTATGCGCTCTTCGTTACGCCCGTCAATCCTTGCGTTTTCCTTCTCGGCATCGACAATGATAGCACACCCGCCGCTTGTTCTTACGGTGACGCTCACGGCGCGTTGACCGGAAAGCGAGAACCCGCGCACCGGCTGAATGTTGCCTATGCGTTGTATGGTGAAATCCATATCATATCTCCCATTCAAGATTATATAACTTGCGAGATATAAAAACGGCTAGTTGCTGGTAATAAGTCACACAATCCATACCCCTTATCTTTTCCATACCAAGCACAGAATCATACTCTTTCTGTAGGTTGTTATAGAAATTGCTCTCCCTCTCCATACGAACCATAAGATAACGCTTTAATTCTTCCGACTCCATTACATTCTTATCTATGTTTATATCAGGCAACGGTATGGATTTCATCTATTCCCCCAACTTCTTCGATTTTATGCAACGTTAAAATCAACTTATTAACACCGTATATCTTGATAATCATCTTAAAAATAATCCAATCCGTATAATCAATATCATCGAAACCTTTTAAAATTTTCATATTACCCTTTCATTTTAAAAAACCGGCTCCTCACGCTCGGCCCGACACGCTTCAGGAACCGGCCCCACTTCAATAATTCAAGTCCAAGCAGTAAACGACTTGAAACAGGCCGATGATTTTAAAAAAGCCGGTGACTCACATAACGTGGAAAAGCTACATCATCACCGGCGATGGCCCGCCGACCGTGACACTGCCGCCGTTTACTCGGCAATGTCGCCACGTTTAAATTCAAATTCAAGTTCTCTAGTTTTCTGTAATGCTTCCTGAACCCTGCAAAGTCCTAAAAATTGTTTACGTGTGTCCATACCTCTAAGCGCACTTTCAGCCAATTCAAGAGCCTTCTTAATCTCTGTTATTGTCTTTTGCATTTTAAATCCCTCCCCCATTGGTGAACGGGAGAAGATGGCAGTGCCGTTGCGTTTCCGCTTCACGGCAAAAGGTGGACTCCAGTAACCCCGAACTCGCACAAACGGAGGGAGCTAATGCGCCTATGTGCCTGCTCCCCGACTGGTTCGCCCGTATAGCCAAATCTGGCATAAAGCCATTAAGGGCCATACTGATTCCGTCCGGCCTCATGTTGCGTTGACGGAATCGCCTTTCACTGCTCTTCTGGAAGTTTCCCCCATCGGAGCCACGGTATGATTTTGATAGACTTGGCGCAAAAGAATGCGCCCTGCAAGACAAGGCGTACCCAGAAAGGAAGTTGTCTCGTGCATTTAAGCAGCAGGACGCAAGATTGTTTCGTGGTGTTTTTCTGGGTACGCCACGATTGCAATGTAAAGATAAGCAAATCGCCATAATGTTGCAACTTATTTTTTCAAGTATTTTTCGTCAAGGAACTTCAGTTCTAGCTTATCGCTCTCTTCAATCGAATGCGCCGGAGCAAGCTCTTCATCTGCAAGGATAGCAGTTTTTTTCCATGCCGGATTAAGAGGCAAAACCGCAAGCTGACGGGGCGTAAACCCTAACTTCTCTTTGATGTACTCAGATTCAAACCTGTCCTTCTTAGCAACCGATAGGATAAGTTTTGCCGTGTCGCTAAACTGGATAGACTTAATCCCATTGTCCTTCATGTAACCAATAGCCACTGCGTTAAACTCTTCCTCCATCTTTTTCAGCACAGCCTTGGCACTTGCGATATTGGCAAGCCCGTTGCAGATTGCCGCCTCGGATTCAATCGCCGGTAGTTCTCCGGTTATCATAAGTGGTGTACTCATAGCGGCAACTCGCTTCCAAAGTCATGGTTATCACCACCCATCGCACCATACTTGTTCAATACCGCCTCCTTAACGCTGTCTCCAAAATCTCGATTAAGAGAAAACACCGTATCGTAAAATTTGCCGTCCTTCCCCTTCTCGGAAGGCCAAGATACCCGCGGGCCATTCTTTCCAGTAAGTACGCGCATCCCCTTCACCACAAGCAATCCATCAAAAGTTACGCTTGCAAAAGCAAGAACCGTGTCGGACTTTGTCAGGTTCATTCTGATTTCTGTAATTTCCATAGTTTACTCCTGTTTCCCTTCTGCGGGTGTCGGGTCGCTACCGGCAACACCGCTCAAAATAATGTTACGCGCGTTAAGGTCTCCCGCTATGCGCTTTTCGCCTTCCGGTGTCCGTGACTCTGCAAGCCACTTCTCGAAATCAGAGTGGTTTATATCAATAGACCGCTTTACATTAAACGCCCACTCCACATATGAGCCGTATACAGCCTTGTCGTATTTTCCAATCTCTGCGAGCCTAGCATAAATAGCTTTTGCCTGCTCCATAGTTATCTTTCGTTCTTTCGGAGGTACGGTAGCCACCGATTCAGGCTGAACCTCTACCGGCTTAACTGGTTCCATATCCTCGACCTCTTCCGGCGTATATGTACCGACAACACATCCGGGGTAAACAGTCCTGATACCCTCTGATATACACCTAGCGCGGAGCATCTGTCGGGGGTATTTTTTCCACGTCTGATTTCCAGTTACCCCTGCCTGCTGTGCTCTTGCCATGTCCCATGAGATGGTAACGGAACCGCCCTTTGCGTGCGAGAACTCGGCTTTTACCTCGGCATCGGTATAGGTAATCCACTTAACCGAACCGCCTGCGGTCTGGAACCTAGACAACATAGCGTCAGCCTTGAGTGCCGGTCTGCCGGAAATGATATGATAATCACGGGCCGCAATAGCAGGGTGCAACCCCTCGGCCTGTGCTATAAGCATCAGGGCTGCTGCCTCATCTGCGCTTTTAACCCCGAACAGCTTAGACTTGGCAACGATTTCAGCCATACGGACGATTTCGCTGATTCCGTTTGTGGTTGCAAGTTCAGTTCCCATCCTTAACCTCCGTTGCGAATCCACACAGCTTAGAAGCAAGCCCCACCATGTCGGTATTACCCATCTGCGACCGCTCACCCCACGGTGAAATGCCGCTCCATTCGATTTTGCGCTTGCCGGTCTCCGGGTCTTTACGCATAACGCCGCGATAAATGCGCCTGCCATAGTCACTGCTTTTCATACTGCTTTCCTTTCGGTTGGATTGAAGTTTATGAAAATAAGATAATTAATTTACTTTACCGTGTCAATAGTATTTGTGATTTATTTTAGAGCCTACCAATAGGCTTATAAAGCTCCTTTATCTTTTTCATATCACCTTTATATGCACATATTATCTTTTGCTCACGCTTTGGGAATTTACGGGTATTCATGGTTACTTTTGCCTGGGCCAATCTAGTAAACTCACACTCGAGATATATTATCTTATTATAAACAGAAAGTCCATGTGACTTAAAGAACAACTCATGTTCAGATTCACAGCAATAATAAGCCCCGTTACTATCCCTTGAGTCACCGGTCATAACTACGAAAAAACAATTATCATTCAGTTTAGATAATGCTTTTTCGTATCCGGAAAATAATATATCTCTAAATGATTCATAGCTTGGAAGTGAATTTATTTCTCCACTGGGAGGATTTCCATCGTAATCAAGATATTTTTCAACCTTATAATACGGTGGACAAGTAAAAACTAAATCAAACGTTCCTTCTGGAACAAAGACAGAACTATCGCTCTTAATCCATTTTGCGCTATTTAAATCCTGGCATATAGCATTATTTGCATCACACTGGTTTTGTCTTATCTCACTTGCTATATATTCATACCCGTAGCTTCCAGCAACAAATCCAAACTGAACACCGCCACCAAAAGGATTATATACACGCCGCCCACCATCAGGCATAAAAAACCTTAGAATAACCTCACAGGCCAGGGGGTCTAATACAGAAGCATTTCCATTTAATGTTTTATCTTTCTTGTGCTTAATTTCATCACCGTCAATTTCCCTTGTTGAAAGAACGATATTAGCCATACCATTGGCACCCTGCCAGCAACCATCACGGCTTGCATACTTTGGATTTTTAATACCATGTTTTTCACCGGCAAGTTCTATTTTATCATTCCACTCTCTTTTCATTTTCAACCACTCGCCTTTGGTTGTGTTCCATACATTTGTCATAGTAGCATGGGCCAACCTTTTCATTCTTGACTGCTCTGGCGTACCATATACCATATATTCATATCCACTAAGATTCAAATAAGTCCAAAATCCGCAATCAGCAAGAACATCCGGTCGCTCAAGGTCGTGCTTTGTGCTTACCGTCATAAACATAGGATAGCCGAACGTATTCTTTTTTATTATCTCCTTGAGCATTAGTTTATAAATATCCCTGTCTTTTTTATCAAGCTCCATTGCTGATTGAAGTAGACAAAATTCTCCTATTACGTGATTAATCTGAAACGTAAAAAAACCGCTAAACACACCATCTATTTTAAGTATTATGGCAGAATGTATTTGCATATTCTTTCTAGCTGCACGATAAGCAACACCATCACGAATAGCAAGTGAAGCAACATCTTTTTCATATCCAGAACCAATAACAGAATCAATACATTCAACAGACACCTTTTTCTCAAACAATTCCAACTGCTTTTTCACCTGTGACCCCTTTTTGAATTTTGGTTTAAAAAAGGAACTGCCGCACTGGTCTGGGCAACCCCCGCATTTACCTATGTACGTATTTTTATTATGCAGGCTTATTTCATTTTCAGAATTTAAATCGAATAATTTAGATACGTTTATAAACCCCTTTTTATATAAATC